TGGGTGGTTGTCCGTGAGACAGCCGCACTGTTACCCGGCTATATGCTCTGGTTAACGCGCACGGCGTCGGCCTGGACAGCCGTCGCCCTAAGTCCCGAGTCCACGAAAGTTAAGAATAACAATCAGGAATGGGAACCTGGGAGACATCCCAGCGGATTGAGCAGAAGCCGACCTGGAAGGTCGGCTAGGCATATGACCAGCCGTTCTGCTCTGAGTAGTTTAGGCGCTAAATTAGGTTTACCTGATTTGGCGTTAGGTCTCGACGCATGTATCGAGATCTTGGGTTTAGGTAAGGAAACGAGGACTGTCAGCACGTTTCGGAGATGGGCGATGGCCCTTATTCGTTACGTGTCTGGGGCCCCTGATGTCATCATGCAGATGTCACGGGCAAAGTCCTACTTCGCGAGTTGCCGAGAAGCAGCGATCCGGGGGAAGGTTGTTGGAAGGTGGAAGGGTCCACCGGTACCAACAGTCTTCGGCCAGGACGCAGCAGCACGCAGGGTACTACTACACCAGGTATCCCGCGTGTCGCGTGCTTTACGAACGGCAACCGCGCCAGTCGTGTTAGATTCCCTCAAAGAGCATTTGCGCCGTGCGCAGACGCCGTTTGAGACGCCCTTGGACATTCGAGAGAGATTCCGCCTCTTCGTGCGCTCCCGTTTTGGGAGCACCGTAGCAGGGGGTTTCTCTGGTGTAGGCCAGGCCTCCTCATTTGCCAGTAAGGCGAGTGAAGGAGGGGCCCCGAATGAGATAAGGGAGATTACTAACCGATTTCGCGAGCGAAAGGTTTCCTTACTTGAAGTGGAGGAGATCTGTAGGAGGTTGCCTAGCTTTATCAAAGGGCTGGTGACCGAGGTCGCCGGCCCCGTGATAGGGCGAAGCAACGCATGTTGGAAAAGAAAACGCCGAGGGACACTAGCCAAGTGGCCCGCTGACACGATTTTCTTCCCATTCGACAAGCAGAGCGGACTGTCCCTCATGGACTGGGAAGCGGCGCGTGAACAGTTGTTCGCGCTAACCGCTTGCTGGCTCATGATCGACATGGACGCACTCCCCTCCTGCAGACAAGTATCCATATTGGAGCGCGGGTTTAAGGTCCGAATAGCGACGCCCCTTGAGGCGCCTTTTCGGTTCTTACTCGGGTTCATCAACAGTGGGCTGCTAGCAGCCCTTGAAGGTGTTCCCCAAGTTGTCTCCGCCCTTCACGGCTGTCCCGCTGAAAAGTTGGACTGGAGTGAGGGCAGGAGGTACAACCTCGTGTTCAGTGCCGACTTGAAGTCTGCCACTGATTTACTCCCTATGGATCTTATGAGAGATGCGGCTGAAGTACTCTCTGAGAATTGGTGCGAAGGTTCGCGCCGTCTTCTCATGAGAGCTGTCGGTCCACACATGCTCCACCCCGCAAAGGGGTTAGGAGAACCAGTGACCACTTCGCGGGGAATCCTCATGGGTTCCCCCGTGTCGTGGCCGCTGTTGTCCATCTATAGCGCCTTTCTCCATGCGGAGTCGGGCAGCGACGGATGGTACGCTGTGTGTGGTGACGACTACTTAGGCTGTCACACGTACGCTACGTATCGACGGTACCTCGCTATACGCGACGCAACTGGCGCCGAAGGGTCTCCTGGAAAGGATATCTTCGGAACCAGGAGTGTTGGGTGCTTCGCTGAAGAACTCATCACTTTAGGTCGCAAGCGTTGGATACCGACCGTATCTGTTAGGGCCGTCTTGGGAGACCCGAAGTCCGGCGTACCCGCCTGGACCCAGGGTCCGCAAGTAACGGAGGCGTTGGCACGCCTTCGCCTACCAGATACCGATACTGCGCGTATTAGTGCGAAGTTGCACGCAACTTCCATCTCCATTCTCCGGCGGAACGGGATTGATCCTAGTGGTCCGCGTTGGTGTGGAGGAGCCGGTTTTCCCGGTTTTCCTACACAACAGACGCTCACTCGAGCTAGAAGGATGACTTCGCAGTCTCAGAAACAAGTTACCAAATGGATAGCTTGCTATGAGGGCGCTTGGTCTCTCTCTAGCGGGAGTGAGCAGCTGGCCAACGACGTGGCCGAGGACATTCACCGTAACCGCGAGTACCAAAGAGAAACAGACGTACTAGGGGATTGGGGGCCTATGCGCGATATTGTATTGTCGCGTATGAGCACTCTTTCCTGGGTTTACTTCCTCGCTGGTGCTGTAAAGCGCGAGCTGAGGGTGAGTATACGTTCTGTAAAACAGAGGTTAACTTCTGTGAACGAGGCAATCGCCCAAGCGGGCTATTGGTTACCCTCGGACATTAAGGTTGTCTCTGGAAGTGGTATAATACGTCGGCTCAATGAGTTAGAGCCAATGGGACGTCCTGTACCATTTTCTTCTCTTATTAGGTCCATCGAGCTCCCTGGCTCCAGCCCCTCTCCTCGCGTAACCAGCAAGAAGAGGACTGGTCCTGGCACTCCCACATGGGGGGCGCCGAGAAAAAGGCCAAAGCTCAGTGTGATTTAGTACTAAACTACTCTGGTCAGTTTGTAGAGGAGATCGTTCATACACGAATGACAGTGCTAGCGAAAGC